AGAGCTAAAGATGCTGAAGTGAAAGCAAGATTAAAACGTGCTTTAGACTATATTGAAAAACGTAAAGAATCATCTAAAGCTAAAACGCAACGTTTAAATAAATTAAATGAGATAGACATATCTAAATATGTTGGATCTTGGATTGATACTAAAAAACTTAAAAGACCATCTAATTTCCCAGAAGCTATATTTTTATATCTTAAAAAAGAAGGATATACTAATAAAGGAGAAATATATAGAATTATAACTTTAAATCCGTTAGTTGTCATGATAAAACAAAATACAGAATATATTGATTTATATAGGTTTTTAGAAGATAATCAAAATATAGAACCATATAGTGATTTATATAGTACTTATCAAGATGAAAAAGAAGTTGTAGCTCGTTTAGATTCTAATTTTTCTTTTGAAGATATACATTACGCTAGTTCTACAGGGTTGAATATGAATCCTTTTTTAAAAAATTTAGATAAAAATAAACTAAAAAATGATATTTTAAAAAAAGATCAAGGTAAATTATTATCTTTTACTAAAGAAAAAGAAGCAGCTAATGATATCTTTTATACTTCTATTAATTTTTTAGAAGATGATGAAGATTTAGATGAAATAAAATTAAAAGAAACATCAAATCCGCAATCAGGTAAAGCAGCACCATATGGTTCTGGTTATGCTCCTATTAAAAATAAAAAATAATAATTAATGATAAAATTAATAAATCTTTTAACAGAAGCATCTAAAGAAAAAACTCAACGTTTAAAAAAAACAAACAATGAGCAAAAACAAGATATAAAATTTAAAGTACCAAAATTAAATTACTCCTATACTTCTCTTCAACCTTATATAGATAAGGAAACTATGGAAGAACATTTTGATAAACATTTTAAAGGGTACACAGATAAACTTAATGCTGAATTAGATAAAAAATCTATCAGAGTAAATGCTGAAAATCAAACCCAAGCTATTCAAATAATATTAGGTAAATATTCTAAAAATAATATTATTAGAAATAATGGTGGTGGTTTTTATAATCATGTCTTATATTTTGAAAACATTACACCCGACTATAAGGCACCTTCAACTAAATTTAAAAAAATGTTGGAGGAAAACTTTAACTCGTTTTCTGAATTTAAAGAACAATTTAAAGAAGCTGGTTTAAAACAATTTGGTTCGGGTTGGGTATTTTTAATTAAAAAAGGAAATAAATTAGTTATAAAATCTTATGCTAATCAAGATAATCCATATTTAGATAAAGACTTTAAAGGTAAAATTCTAATTGCGATGGATGTTTGGGAACATGCTTATTATTTAAAACATAAATCCCAAAGAGGAAGTTATATTAATGATTTTTTTAGAGTAGTAGATTATAAAGTAGCAGAAGAAAGATTAGAAATATTAGATATATAATTTATAAAAAATAAAAAATAATGTTAAATGCAAATATTCCAAGTTTTAAAGCATTAGTTCGTAAATCATATTTTACTAAAAATCATAAAGACTCAGATGAGTTTTATAATGTGTATGTTTTTGGACTTCAATCTTGTGCTGGAGTTATATTAACATTTCATGTTATGACAGATAATGGGATGGTTCGTTCCAGAGTACCCCTTTCAGAAATTTATACAAAAATTCCAACAAACGATATACCATTTAATTTTAAACAGTTGTGGGATTGTTTTAGCGAAAACGTTTCTATTATAGAATATAGTTTTTTAGCGTACCATAGAGCACAAGTTGTTTTAAGAGATGGAAATAAAGTTTGGGGAACCTATATGTTTACTGTAGATTGGTTTAATAATCCATATAGTGATGAACCAACCGATTATAAATGCGGTCATATATTTGAATCAGATGAAGGATATTTATTATGTATGCCAAATAATAGAATATTTTGGAAAGATTCAAACTGGGTTACCAAAAAATTACCTGAAGATTTGAAACAATACAAAGTAGATACAGAACTACCCTCAGTAGAAAATCAATCTGATAGATGGGTTACTGAAGATGGAGATTCGTTTTACTATGATATGAATGAAACTATATAAATGTAAAGAAAATGAGTAAACCTTACACAGACATAGAAGTTACAGATAAATATATTTAACGTGAGTAAAATAAAAAAATCCCAACTTAAACAACTTATCAAAGAGGAAATACTTAAAGCATTAAATTTTTCTAATTGGAAAACACCTTCTTTATCTCAACTCAAGCAAGAATTTAAGATAGAACAAGAGATGAAAGGTAATGAATTTTGGGAAGACGAAGCAGATTTTTTAAATGCGGTTAAAAATGGTAAAATTGTAACTATTACTCCTTCTGAAGACCAAGATATAGACTATAGAAGTGGAACAACATCATATGAGGAATTATTAGATTTAATACAGGGCTATAGATCATATCCTGAATTTAGAAATGAAAAAACTTTAAAATCTATATATGATGGTTTTAAAACTAACCAACCTATGGATTATCCTATAGTAATTGAAGATGAAAATGAATATAGACGAATATTTTCAGGTAACACAAGAATGGATATAGCGTTTCAATTAGGTATTGACCCAAAAGTATTATTAATTAAAGGTGAATTATGACCCCATACACTGACATAGAAGTCACAGACAAATATATTATTCGTGAATTTAAAAAATAAACATGCCAAATATTAATTTTACAACTTCTAAAGGAACAAAATATATTTTAAGTTTTGATCAACTTGATACTCCTGAAAATATTGAAGTAAGTTTTAAAACAAAAGATCAAGGATACGAAGCTACAAATAAAGGAGAAGTATTTGAGGTAATGCAAATTATTACTGGAAAAGTAAAACAATTTTTAGAAAAATTTAAAGAAAAATATCCGAAAAAATTAAATGATTTTGAACTTTATATAAACCCTATATCTGAAGATGATGAAGGTGAATTAGGAGAAACTGAAGAAAATCAACGAACTAAATTGTATCTTAGATATATTAATAAAAATCTTAATCCTGAAGAATATAGGGTTGATACTATTGATAGTATAATAGCAATATATTATAATACCCCCCCAGATATAAATTATAAAATATTTCAAATTGGGAAAAGCCCAGAAGGGGCCTCGTATAGAATTGATTATAATAAAGGATCAAAATTTATAGATGATATATGGGTTATGAAACAAGATCTAGACAAAAATACAATTAATTTTATTAAAAATTATAAAAATGATATTGAATCTTTAAAACAAGAATTAACCAGCAAAGGATTAAAAATAAGCAATACTTTTATTTAATGAGACCATACACTGACATAGAAATTACAGACAAATATACCTAACGTGAATAAAAGAAATGATTAAACTTGTAGACATACTAAAAGAAATTACTACTAGAGAAAAATTTGTTCAAAAAGAATTAGAATTATCTCAATTATATAAATTGCAAAAAGATGCTTTTACTTCTTTAGGAAAAAAATATGGATGGGATGATAATAAATTAAAAGAGTTTTATATTAAATTTCCTCAAATTTCTAAAATAAATATAAAAAAAATGGGATATGATGAATATAATTCTTTTTTATATTATGTTGAAAATTACCCTTCCCAATTTAAAGAGGCATTTCCTGAATTATACAATAGTTATTTAAAAATTGAAAACCAATATAATAAAGCTATATCTGATATAATGAATAAATATGATTCTGATTATAAATTTGGTGATAAAGATATTAAATATGTATACCATTATACTACATTATCTAATGCTAAACAAATATTAAAAAGCAATTCTATAAAAGGAGATGCTAAAAAATTAGGTAATTCCTTTATATCTGTAACAACTGATAAAAATTTACTTAAAAATTTTAGTGTAGATTTTGATGGTGGAGATGGTAAAAGATCTAATTATTCTTTATTAGCCTGTTTTGTAATAGATTTTGATAAAATTAGACAAGATGAATTTGAAATAGATTATGAACCTTCTGGAGCTGAATATGGAGAGCAAGAAATAGAAATATTAAATAAAGATATAAAACCTTTAAATAAATATGTTGTAGCTTTATTATTAAACGAACAAGGAATTGATTTAACAAATATAAAAGAATTAGCTAAAAGTAGAAATATAAAAACTTTTTCATCTAAAAGAGCATTATCTCCTTACGAAATTAAATGACCCCTTACACAGACATAGAAGTCACAGACAAATATATTATTCGTGAATTTAACGAAAATATAGACCCTATAGAGCTAATGTGGCATCGTGACGATGAAGATAGAACTGTAGAGATAATAGGAGAAACAAATTGGAAAGTACAACTTGAAAATTGCTTGCCCTCCTCATTAAATGAACGTATATTTATACCAAGACACGAATGGCATCGTGTTATTAAAGGAACAGGAACATTAAAATTGAAAATAAACTTATAGACCGATTCATAGCCGGTCGCTCTTAACAAGAGATAAAAAAACATGACATCTGTGGCGTCAATCTTTGGATTGGCGTCTTTTTTTTCGTATATTAAAAAATAAATTAAATAAAAAATGGATAAAAAAATAGTAATAGTAGGAGCAGGAGTAGCAGGTATAAATGCTGCTTTAAAACTAGTAGATAATGGATACCCAGGTGAATTAATTACTATGATTGACATGGGTAAAGATCCATATAATCGCAAACCTGAAGAAGTAATGTGTGGATTCGCAGGTGCAGGAGCGTGGAGTGATGGTAAATTAACATACCATACAGCAATTGGAGGTCAACTTTCAAAATATTGTGGTGAAGAAAAAGCAATGGAATTGATGAATCAGGTAATCACTAATTTTAAACGTTTTCACCCTAAACCAGAAGAAGTACAATGTTCAAATCCAGATACAGAACCAGAATTTATTAAACCATATTTCGGTTTACGTTTATTCCCTGTATGGCATGTAGGAACAGATTATCTATCTGAAATTGCTAAAAATTGGTACGATTATTTAGTGTCTAAAGGTGTTGGATTTCAATGGGAAACCAAAGTAACTGATATTAATTTTAATGAAAATTCATTAGGTTATTCTTCTTTACCTGTTAAACTAGGAAAACTCAAACCATTATCATATGATGAACTTATCTTTGCAGTAGGTAAATCAGGTATTGATTTCGCTCAACAATTAGCCCAAGAATATAAATTACCAGATGAACCCAAATCAGTGCAAATTGGAATCAGGTTCGAGGCACCACAAAAACACTTCCAAAAACTAATAGACATTTCATATGATTTTAAACTTTATAGAAAATTTGAAGATAAGGGCGTATCGCTTCGCTCGTTTTGTACTAACAATAATGCGGCTTATGTTGCCGTAGAGGAAACATATGGTGATCATTCATATAATGGACACGCTAAAAAAGATGAAGCGTATAGAAATGATATGACAAATTTTGGCATCTTGATGGAAATCAATGGTATTGAAGATCCATTTGAATGGTCAAGAAATGTAGTTAAAAAATGCCAAATGCTCAATACAGGTTTATATTATTCTCCTAATATAAAAAATAGTGCTTCTAAAACATCTGAAGGAGGTAAAGTTAGTAGTTATCAAATAGTGACTGCAGAATTAGATAAAGTTAGAGAAGCATTTGAAGGATATTTTGAATATATAGAAGACTTTATTGAAGACATGAAAGAAGTATTCCCAACATTAGGAGATGAATGGGGAATGTACATACCAGAAGTAAAATATCTTTCACCTGAAGTAAAAGTAGACTATAAAAATCTAGCATTAGTGGATTATCCAAATGTTCACTTTGTAGGTGATGCTTTATCAGCAAGAGGTATTACAGTATCAGGTGCTCAAGCAATATATGTTGCTGAAAATATTTTGGAATCTAAATAAAATTATCGTATATTAATCACAAAAAAATCAAAGTTATGACAATCGAAAAAACATCACAAATTCAACCATCTAAAAAATACAAAAGTCCAGATGGAACTATTAGACACGTATGGGGAGGAAAATTACATAGTTGGGAAGGACCCGCTCTAATACCAGAAGGTGACTATAAACAAAGAGAATATTACATTTATGGGATCCAGTATACAGAAGATGCATGGGGTGAAGCTAAGAGAGATTGGGAAGGTATTCCATTCTATAAAACATCAATGGCTAGAGCTAGAAATTAAAAACATATGAAGATAGGATTTTGTGGAACAATGTCTGTAGGTAAAACCACATTAGTAAATGCTTTAAAAGAATTACCTGAATTCAAAGAATATTACTTTGCTACTGAGCGAAGTAAATACCTTAGGGATTTGGGTATTCCTTTAAATACAGATAGCACATTAAAGGGACAAGTAGTGTTCTTAGCTGAACGTTGCTCAGAGTTATTTAGAGAAAATATAATAACTGATAGAACAATAGTAGATGTAATGGCATTTACGACTTGTTCTAAATCTATGGGTTTTCTAGAAAAAAAATCATATAATGAATTAGCATCAAATTTATTAAAAGAATATGATTACATATTTTATATATCTCCTGAAGGTGTAGAAATAGAAGATAATGGAGTTAGAACTACAGATGTAGAATATCGTGATTTAATTGATAAAACAATCCAGACTATCTTAATAAAACATTACTCCAAAATAAAAAATATGTATAGAATTTCAGGAACAACTAAAGAACGTATACAAACTATTAAAGAGGTGCTTTCTTTATAATATGTATAAATAAACAAAAAAAATGAGAATATCTGACTTAAAGAAATCAATTAGAGAGATGATTGTAGCTGAGTTAACATTTGTAGATAAAAATACAAAATTAACAGACATACCTGGAGAAGATCCTAAGACAGTTACAGCCGCGATAATTAAATCTAGACAAATTAATAAACCAGTAGGGATAGCTGAGGATAATTTAACTGAAATGGCTAAAATAGCTGGTGATTTAGCTACAGCTATAAAAAATGTTATTGATGAAAAAAAAGAATTAACTGGATTAGATTTGAAAAAAGCTATTAAAGCGGATGCAGCAGTAAAATCAGCTTTAGCTGGTGATGAATTATATGACAATCAATTGAACAAATATATCGCATTATTAAAAGGCGAAAGAGAATTAGGTCAACGTGGCAGAAAAGCAGATCCAAATGTAGCGGCTAAAAGATCAGAAGAAGAAAAAGCTAAAGAAGAAAAAAGAGCTGAAAAAGATGCTAAAAGAGCCGAAAAAGAAAGAGCAAAAGCTCCTGCTCAAAAACCGACTTTCCCGACATATAAGAAAACTACAACAATGATTGATATGTCAGGTGAACCATCAGATAAAGATATAGCAAAAGCAGAAAAAGAATTGGGAATTGATATCCCTAAAGTAAAAAAACCATCTAAATTATCTGCTGAAGAAAAAGATAAATTTGATATTGCTTTAAAAGGAATTACTGCAAAAGTAAATAGAATTAAAAATAAAGAAGCAAAACCAACTGATTTAGAATTATTGAAAAAAGCATATAGTGATGAAGGTATTAAAAAATTATTTAAAAAAGCTGGTGAAAATTTAGATGATTTAGTAGCAGGAATAATTGGAGGAGGAGATACAGGAGCAGATTTAATTCCGGATGAATTAACATAATATGTTCAAAAACGCAATAAAAAATAATATTTTATTTATTTTAATAATATTATTACTAGGTTACGTAATATTCACTACAAATAATATAAAAACAGATGTTGGATTGTACAATCAAAAGATTGACTCAATCCAACACACTGTTGATTCAGCTACTGAAGTAAACAAACAAGCAGATATAAAATTATCTAAAATAGATACTAATATTTCAGTTATTAATAACGAAATAAATAGAGTAGAAAAAAATATAACAATAATTAAAAATCAAACTAATGAAAAAATTAATAGTGTTGATAAGTTTTCTCACGTTGAGCTTGAGCAGTTTTTCTCAAACAGATACAAGTAAAGTAGTTCTACCTGCTAAAATAGCAAGATTAATCATAAAAGATTTAATTGAAGGTGATGGTTGTCAAATGGCAATGCAACAAACCAACCTTAAAATTCAAAAATTGGAAGAAAGAGAAGCTCAAAAAGATACAGCTATCACAATTCTAAAACAAAAAGACTCAACTAATAATTACATAATTTCACAAAAAGACGAGCAACTTCGTCTTTGTAAAGAGTTGTCTGAAAAACTCCAAAAAGAAATTAGAGGACATAAAACAAAAAATTTCCTATTAAAAGTAGGATTCTTTGGAAGTGCAGCAACTGCTGCGTATCTTCTAATATTGAAATAATATGGAACAAGATTTAAAACAAATTATAAGGCAAGAATATTTGCTATGTGCTAAAGACCCAGCACATTTTATGCAAAAATATTGCCATATTCAACATCCACAAAGAGGTAGAATACTATTTAATTTATATCCATTCCAGGGTAAAGTTTTAAATGTTTGGAAAGACAACCCATATTCAATTGTACTTAAATCTAGACAGTTAGGTATATCAACTCTAGCCGCAGGGTATTCCTTATGGTTAATGACATTCCATAAAGACAAAAACGTGTTGTGTTTAGCCACAACTCAGGAAACAGCTAAAAACATGGTTACCAAGGTTAAGTTTATGTATGATAACTTACCTTCATGGCTTAAAGTACCATCAGAAGAAAATAATAAACTAGCACTAAAACTTTCAAACGGTTCTCAAGTTAAAGCAAAATCATCAAATAGTGATGCTGCGCGATCTGAAGCCGTATCTTTATTGATAATTGACGAGGCTGCGTTTATTGATAACATTGCTGAAACATGGGCCTCTGCACAACAAACATTAGCAACTGGAGGAGGAGCTATAGTACTATCTACACCTTATGGTACAGGTAACTGGTTCCATCAAACATGGGTTGCGGCTGAAAACAGTGATAATAGTTTTTTACCTATAAAATTACCTTGGTTTGTTCATCCTGAAAGAAATCAAAGTTGGAGAGATTTACAAGATAAAGATTTAGGTCTTAAAGCAGCAGCACAAGAATGTGACTGTGACTTTAGCACCTCAGGAGATGTTGTATTTCATAATGATTGGTTAGATTATATATCTCAAACCACAATACAAGAACCATTTGAAAGAAGAGGAATAGATCAAAATCTATGGGTATGGGAATCTGTAGATTATAGTAGAGACTATATAGTAATAGCTGACGTTGCTAGAGGTGATGGGGCTGACAGTTCAACATTTCATGTATTAGATGTAGCTACAAATACTCAAGTAGCAGAATTTAAAGGACAATTACCAACAAGAGAATTTGGATACCTATTAATTGCAATAGCTACAGAATATAACAATGCTCTACTTGTAGTTGAAAACAACTCAATAGGTTGGGCTACAATAGATACCATAATAGAAAGAGGATATAGAAACCTATATCACTCCCCAAAATCAGATCAACTCACATCAGATTCATATTTAAAAACATGGGAAGGATCATCTGATTTAACTCCAGGATTTACTATATCTTTAAGAAATAGACCCTTAATTATAAATAAATTCCGTGAATATATTGGTGATAGAAGCGTAACAATCCGCTCAAAACGTTTGTTAGAGGAAATGAAAGTGTTCATTTGGAAAAACGGAAGAGCAGAAGCTCAAAGTGGATATAATGATGACTTGGTAATGCCCTTTGGAGTTGGTATGTTTCTACGAGACACGTCGTTGAGGTTTCAACAACAAGGTTTAGACATGACCCGTGCTGCTTTAAGTAGTGTAAAAAGTAACTCTACAAGCTATTCAGGTGGATATAGTTCTAGATCGGTACAAAACCCATATAGTATGGATATAGGAGGAAAAAGTGAAAATATTAATTGGTTACTATAATATATTTATAATAAAAACATAAAGATGGCAGAAAGAGGTTTATTCCCCAGATTAAAACGTTTATTTTCAACAGATGTTGTTATTCGCAACGATGGTGGGAATCAACTTAGAGTCATAGATATAAATAAAATTCAACAAACCGGAGAACTTGAAACAAACTCTCTAGTAGATAGATTTAATAGAGTATTTACAAACTCACCTACATCACTTTACGGTTCACAAAACGCATTTAACTATCAAACATTAAGACCAACATTATATTCTGAATATGATGCTATGGATACAGATGCTATTATCGGTTCTGCACTTGATATTATAGCTGATGAATCTACCCTTAAAA